AAGTATGTGTGGTCTTGGAATGCTGATGGTTCTGAAGGTTTAACATATGGCGGGGACAAAATACATGCTCGTCATGGTTACACATGGAAACATCCTGTGCATGAAGTATTAAAACCCGTTGGTGATGGTGAAACACAGTCGTGGTGTGGATTGGAAATCCATCACCATCCTGATTCTTCTAAAAGTCGTGGACAGTATTTTGATTTGTTAAAATTGGCTGTTGAGGAAGAACCCAATGATGACCGTAACCAGTTTTATTTGGCTAGAGAATATTTCTTTCATGGTGATTATGCGAATGCGTTTACGCATTTTAAAAATCATTTAGAGTTGTCGCTTTGGGGTCCTGAACGGGCTGCTTCTTGCCGTTACCTTAGTAGATGCGAACCAGATAAGCGTTTGTATTGGTTATATAATGCTGTTGCTGAAAATTCTAGTCGTCGGGAAAATTGGTTTGCTTTAATGCAGTATTATTATGACATTAAAGATTTTTATGGTTTATGTTATGCAGCCAGCATGGGTTTAACAATAGAGAATAAGCCTTTGGATTATTTGTGTGAGGCTGATGCTTGGGGTTGGCAGTTTGATGATTTAGCCGCAATTGGTTTTCATTATACTGGCAAACCAAACAAGGCTATGTATTATGGCAGGTTGGCTTTAAATGCTAATCCTACTGATAAGCGTTTGAAATCTAATATGGAGTTTTACTAATGGATTTGCAAGAGTTAATTAATGAACGAGAGTGGCGTAAGTGTCGTGGTCCTGAGGATTCCACTTTGGACCAGCAGTTGGATGCGTTTGTTTATTTTTGTGAAAATTATTGGCATATTAAACATCCTGAACGGGGTCGTATAAAGTTTGAAATGCGTGAAGCGCAAGTTGAAACTATGCGTGTGTGGATGTCTGAACGCTACAGTATTGTTTTAAAGGCACGACAGATTGGCTTTTCTACTTTGGCTGCTGCTTATGCTTTTTGGCTTGTATTTTTTCGCCCTGACCGTTTCGTAGTTATGCTTAGTCGCACCGAACGAGAGTCGGTAAAACTGCTTGCTAAGTCTAAGTATGGTTTTCGTTTTATGCCTCAGTGGATGAAAGAACGAGGACCTAAACAGACGACTGACCATCAGCAGAAAATGATGTTTGATAATGAGTCCGCTATTGAATCTTTACCTAGTGGTTCTGACCCTGCTCGTGGTGAGTCGGTGTATTTGGTTATTGTGGATGAGTGGGCTTTCTTGCCTAATCCTGAGGAGGCGTGGGCTTCTATTGAACCTATTGCCGATGTCGGCGGGCGTGTAATTGGTTTGTCCACCGCAAACGGGTCTGGTAACTTCTTTCACCAAATGTGGGTTGGTTCCCAAACGGGCACCAACCAGTTTGAAGGTATTTTTTTTCCTTGGTCTGCTGGTGACCGTGACGAGGACTGGTACACAGTTAAGGCACGCAACATGCAACCTTGGCAGTTACATCAAGAATACCCCCGCAGCCCTGAGGAGGCTTTTGTCAAATCAGGTAACCCTGTATTTGACATTGACATGCTGGACAGTTTTGAAACCCTTGAACCTATCGTTGGGTTTCTTCATGCATACGCAGACAAAAAATACGAGTTTGATGAGGGCGAAGATGGTCCTTTGAGTGTTTGGGCTTTTCCTGCTGTTGACAGTGTTTATGTGATTGGTGCCGATGTGGCGGAAGGTTTCAGTTATGGTGACTATAGTTCTGCCCATGTGGTGGATGCCACCACAGGGGAAGTTGTTGCTCACTGGCATGGACATTGTGAACCTGATGTGTTTGGCGAAATACTGGCAGATTTAGGTTGGTGGTACAACCAGTGCCTTGTTGCTATTGAGTCCAACAACCACGGTTTAACCACCATCAAGGCTGCTCAGCGTACTGGTTATCGTAACCTATTTAGGCAGCGCAAAATTACTCAGCGTAATCCTCAGGCTACTGAAACTTTGGGTTGGAAAACGACTACGGTTACTAAACCGTTGTCTATTGACGAGTTGTCCGCTGCCATTCGTAATGAGGAGTTGATTATTTATTGTCAGAGGACTATTGCGGAGTTGCGCACTTATGTGCGCAAGGACAACGGCAGGACTACTGGTTCTCCGCATGATGACCGTACTATGTCTTTGGCTATTACTAATCAGATGTTGAAATATGTTTGGCTTCCTGAGTTCCGTGGGGATGTGGTTGTTCCTAAGAATAGTCTTATGTGGTGGGAACAGCACATGTTCAGTGAACAAAACGAGGGTAAAGTACCGATTGGGGCGCATAATATTCGTGCCAGTCTTAAAGTTCCTCTTTAAGGAACAAGATTGCTATTATTATGGAAGTAACGAACTTTAAATGCGTGAATTGTGGCTGTTCGGTGGAAGAAACTGTTCAAAAGCGTGGTTATGTGTGCTTTAAATGCCATGTTAAGGGCATTCGCCTTGGTTTTACTCACGGCAAAGAGGCTTTTAGTGGTCCTACTATTGGTGAAATTCAGCGTAAAACAGAATCTGACGCTAAAGCCAAGGGTTTAAACATTGAACCTGTCGGAAGTCGTTGGATTTAAGTGGAGGCGTGGCTTGTGCCCATTGTTGTCGCCATTATTGGTGGACCTATAGTGGTTGTTATGCAGAAGTTGCGTAACGAGAATACAAGCCAGCATGCTGAGGGACGGGAACTTCTTAATCGGGTCCTTTACAAGGTTGATGAAGTTGGAACTAAGGTTGACACTCATATTGGGTGGCATAACGGAAAAGAGAAATAATGAAAATTAGCAAAGAACAACAGTGTGCATTGGCATCGTATTTTCGTGCTTCAGCAGCAACCGTATTAACGGTTGTTATTGCTGGTGAAACCTCACCCAAGGCTTTATGGGCTGCTGTAATCGCTGCTTTTCTGCCTCCTGTGGTGCGTTGGTTGAACCCAGCAGATGCTGCGTTTGGTCGTACAAAGTAAACTATGACTGCTAAAAAGAAACCTGCAAAAAAAGCATCTGCAAAAGTACAGAAAGTTATGCATGAATTTAAAACTCATACTTTGCATTCTGGAAAAGGTGGACCAGTAGTTAAGTCTCGTAAACAGGCTATTGCTATTGCACTATCTGAACAAGCACAAGCATCTAAGGGTAAGAAAAAGAAATAATGGCTCGTAAACCACAGTCCGAACAACTATCAACATATCGAGAACATCTTAACGCCTCTAAAAAGTGGCGCAAAGATGAAGGGTACGACGCTACATGGAAGCGTCTAATTGATATTTATAAAGGTAAACACTATGACCATTATAGTGACGAGGACAGAATGTTGATTAACATTTCATTCTCCACTATTAATGTTATTGCTCCTGCTGTGGCTATTAACTACCCCAAGATTACTGTCAACGCCACGAAGCCCGACAACGCACCTAATGCTGTTGTCGCTGAGGCTGTTGTTAACTATTGGTGGAAATATCGTAGTATTCGTGAGGAATTCCGCCGTTCAGTTAAGGACTTGCTTATTTGTGGGCATGGTTGGATTAAAACTGGATACCGTTTTGTTGAGGAGGCTTCAATTGGTGAAGATATTGAAAGTGATTACAATGACCCTGTTGGTGGTGGTGAATCTACTAGTAATTCTGTCATAACAGTTGACTCTCCGTTTGCAGAACGGGTGTCAGTCTTTGATGTGTTTATTGACTCTGATGCTACATCTATGCATGACGCAAAATGGATTGCACAGCGTATCCGTCGTCCTATTTCTGAAGTTAAATCAGATAAACGCTACAACAAAACTGCTCGTGAAGAAGTTACTGTTATGGCTGTTAGTCGTTATAGCGATGACCCTAGCCAGCGTAAAGTTTATGACAAAAATTATGGTTATGCAGAAATTTGGGAATATTATGACATCCGCAATAAAACAATGTCGGTCTTTAGTGATGGCGGTGAAACATTTCTTATTAAGCCAACCAAGATGCCTTATGCCTTTGGACATCCTTTTGTTATGCTTCGGAACTATGATGTGCCTGATGTTTTTTATCCCATTGGTGACCTAGAACAAATTGAACCGTTACAGCGTGAATTAAACGAAACTCGTTCACAGATGATGAATCATCGTAAACGATTTGCACGCAAGTACCTGTATAAAGAATCAGCCTTTGACCAGTTTGGTCGCAGCGCCCTTGAATCCGACGAGGACAATGTTATGGTTCCTGTGGTTACTGATGAGCCACTGGGCAATGTTGTCTCTGCATTCCCTGCTATAATTAGTCCTCCTGAGTTTTATAACCAGTCGGAAATGATTACTAATGATATTAACCGTATTACTGGTTTGCCTGAGTTTATGAACGGCGGAATCCCTGAGATTCGCCGTACTGCTACAGAAATTTCGGCTGTTGCCGATGCTGCTAATGCTCGGACAGCAGATAAGTTGGCTATTATTGAGATGGCTATTTCTGAGGTTGCTCGCCG